ACTTTGTAGTATTGTTTTCTTTGCAGCACCGAGTCCTTTAGAGTCGTATTTACCGAGGTGCTTCTCTATGCGATCACATTGTTCATCAGTTAGATCATGTACTGTTTTAATACAAAACTTCCACGATTTCTTTGATTCGTTTAAGTATTGTGAAAATAGTTTGTTCATTGCGGTTATCTCCTATTAATACTATTTATCTTTTTCGGGCAAGTTTTTCATTATTTCGGCAAGCATAGCAGTTCTATCTCCTACTATACGTCCTTCTACTTCTTCTTCATCGCCCAATTCGTGCTTTTTGCCGGCTACATACGCATCTATCTTCTCACTGTCTTTTTCAAGTCTAGCTTGACGCATTTGTAACTCAATCATTTTCATTTTCTTATCCATTTTGGCTTGTTTTGCCTGTAGAGCTGCTGATATCATTTTGCTTGCACTATCAAATATAGGTGCTGCATGTCTATCTTCTACATTTTTACCTAAGTCTATCAAATCTTCAAATGTTTCCATGGCTTTTTTTGCATATTCGTCCATTTCTCTATCTAACTGTTCTAAACCCTCAACAGTAGGCAATGCAATATTGGCACGTTCTACCATGCTCATTTCGCCTTCTATATTAGCAATTTCTGTTTTAAGTTCTTCAGTAGTAGGTTCTTCCTGTATATCATTTTCAGGAAGTAATTGATCTAAATCTGGTAAATTTAATTCTTCTTCTAATTTTTTTGTCATTTTCTTTTCTTTTTAGAGTTCTGAGGTTTATTAAAAATTTGATGTTCAGTAATAACCCTAAACGCCATTCCTTGTTGTTTACACCAGGCATGTGCGGCTGACCATTTGGCTTGATTAACTACTGCTGCAGCCTTCTGAGCAGTTGTTCTTGCTTCAGCTAATGTTTGACTAGCTGGCTTAATCTCTACCATTTCAGCATGGTTCTTTCCCTTCTTGTCTTTATATACTAATAACAAGTCAGGAACATATGTGCTTTTCTTTCCAGTAAGTGGGTTTTTGTATGGAATTCTGTGTGTTTCGCTGCCCCAACCTAAAATAGCTGGATGATTATCACACATACGAAATACTGCTAATTCCCATCCACTTCTGTAATGTGGTGTTCTTTTACCTAAGTATTTATCTGGGTTAGTTGGTACGAATTTTCCGTTTTGAAATTTAGGCATATTGCTGCACCTAAATTAGGCCAGCAAGGTCATCTGGTAAAACCGCATCGTCTGGAACTATATTGATTTCTGATTCTGGAACTTGTGCTATATATCGTTTACCATTTGGTAAGGTAACAATTTGATTAACACCAATTTGAAATTCAGTGTCTCCTGCTTCTACTCCACCTGCAACAATTTCTTTTGCTCTTGATAGTCTACTTTTCATATCGCCAGTGATGCCTTGAGCAGTACCTCTAAAACTCGAAGTACTTGTAGAAGTACTCGTGGGAGTACTTGTAACTGTTTCAACAACTTTGTCTATTGGAACAACTTCTGCTTTATTTGATGTTACATCTACATCTTCTGTTGTATATTTTGCAGATGTATCATTAAACTGTTGTACTTGCTCACCTAGTGTAGTAGGTGCTGGATTAAATAGAACATTGTTTGGATCGTCTGGTGTCATATCACTAAGTATTCTAAAGCCTTCATATCCAAATGTAATTCTATACTGACTGGGTCCACTATCTGAATAGTCTAATGTTTCAGCATCGATGTTTTGTATAAACGGATTAAATATTTCTATTGTTTGGGCTAAAGTAGCCGTATCAACTCGTGATATAATCATTTGTGTTATGTAATGGTTGTCTGTTGTTGCTTTCAAACCAAACTGATTGTTTACTTCTTTTGTTTTCCATTCTTCATAACTAGCTTCATTCATTGGTCCAGTTATATAGTGTTTAGCATAATTCTTTAAGAATGTTTCAAATTCAGCATCTTTATTATCGTATGCTGTAAGTGTTATAGGAGTATAGTCTATTCCTGTTTGAATTATGCTTTTACTATTATATTTATTAAGTGTTTGTGTTCTATATGTAAAAGTTGGTAACTGAACATTTGCAATGCGTGTAAGGTCAACTGAACCGCCTAGTGTGACTAACTTAACTGTAAAGGAAAATTTATTCCTAGGTATAGCAGTTAACTCACCTTTTACTAGGCCTTGTCTATAGTTTACATACGCCTTATCACCTAATGCCATCTGATGTGTCCTTTACTAGCAATTAACTTGAAGTTAATTATGCGCCGGATCCACCATCAGTTGCTCCACTGCCTAATAGACCTGGACCTTCACCTGATAATACATCATCACCTTTTATTACGTGTGCAGCATGATCATAACGTATTGTTAGTGTAACTTGAACCATATTTGAATCTGCATAGTTTAAGTCGCCATACTGTACTTGACTAACAAAACAACCTTCTAATTGCCATTCATCAAATGTAGTTGGTTTAACTGCGCCGTTCTGTCCATCTAGTGTTTCAATTTTTACACTAAATTTATATGATCCACCTGCAGTTGCACTTGCCTGATCTGCATGATCAACTTGATTGTTCATTTGAAATCCAAGTTGTTTAATAACATTTGAATTCATGTCATCACGGAACACAATTGTTACTGGTTCCCATGTATGCTTACCTGCTAGGTACATTTTTGAGTTGTATGAATCAACTATTACTTCTTCATGTGTTAAATTTGGTCTTGATGCACTAATGACGTTCTGTGTCATTTCAGATTTTTGTTTGCCGTCACCCATATTAGTGAATGACACTCTAAATCTATATTGTAACTTAGGCATTAAAGTTGTGCCTGCTGCGGAGTCTGTTGGTACTCCAAAATTTGTAATTACAGCCATTTGTTTTCTCCTATAATACTATACTGTAGTATTTCTCTTATATTGTATTTATCAAAACATTGATTAAAAATCACAATATTTAAAATTTGTCATATTAAAGGCTACTATATTTCTATAGTAGCCCTTATTTTTAGTTAAATTAAACTTTTAACTTAAATTTCGCCAGTATTTACGATTCTAATTGGAATATAAATAAATTCTGCTGATTTTGTAGGCTCAATTGCTACATCAACATAAAATTCATTTGCATCAATTCTTGCTGGTGTGTTGTTTGTTGTATCACAAACTACTGCAAAGTCATAAACACCACGTTGTGCCATAATGTTTGCTAAGAAACCAGTAAATGTTGCTTTAGCATTTGTACGAGTATCTTCGTCATTTGGCTCAAACAAGTAAGGTCTTGCTATTACGGCAAAACGTTCTCTAAGATAAGCTGTAAGTCTTGCAACGTTAACTCTATCTAATGCTGATGCACTTGGATGCATTGATTTTTGTCCAAATACTACAACACCCTCTGTAGGGAATTTTGCAATTGGATTCATCTTCTGCTCATACATTGCATCTCTAGAACCTTGTGTTAGTGCTAATGGTGTAAACTCATCTTCTGAGTTTAAGTAACCAACGTTAGTTGCGTTTTGTACTTGTCCACGTGTTAAACCTGCTGGTGCAAACCATTGGAAGCTCACGTTATCACTATATGCAAATGTATATAATGCAATGTGTGATGCTGGAGCAACAACGTTATCACCTGTTGAAGGGTTAGTTGTGTATGCATGTGGATAATAAACTGCACTGTATGTATTTGAAGTCACTAATCCATCTTCGCCATTTTCTGCTGCACTTGTGCCTTGTTTCCAAGCAATTGCTTCAGTTTGATTTAAACGGAATGGAGCGTCAACAATAACAAATGCTGTTTCGTCTCTATCACTATTTAATGTTACCATTTCATCATACAACTCAGTGTAACCTGGAGCTGCAATTAAACGAAACGCTACTGTATCTTCACGTAGTTCTGATTTACCTGCTGCTGACTGCATAGCTGTTGTAACAACTTTACGCTGAGCAAGTCTACCAAACGAGCCTTTACCAGTTGCCTGGTTAGATGCTTTATTACGCCATTTCCAAGTTGTAGTTAATGTTGCATCATATTCTCTAACAGTATTACCTGAGCGACACATATTAATACCAGTCATTCCAACTGGGTAAACTAGTGGATTTGGAGAGCCTGCTAGTAGTGTTGCTTCAAAGACGCCTGCTGCTGTATCATTAGCAGTAATGTCGCCAAATTCTACGCCTGCACTTGTGCTTTGGTCTGTAGCATCTTTGGCTACCCATGCTGAACCGTTGTGTCTGTAAATTACAGGATAACCGCTTGCATCTGTATCAATCCAATAGTCGCCATCTGCTAATGCGTTGCCGCCTTTATCTGTAGTTGGTGCTGCTGTTCCATATTGTACGTCTGTTGCTCTTTTCCATTTTTGAACACCACTGTCTACTGCTACTTCGTAAACTGCTAATTCGTTTAAATCACCGTCGAACCAAAGTGTACCAGTTGCTGGATTACCAGTTGGTGCAGTTGTACCTGCAGATACTGGGTATGAACCTGAAGATCCAATACTATTCCATGCAGCGCCATCATAACGTTTTAAAAGTAAGGCGCCTGTTGCTGCTGAATGATCGTACCATAAGTCGCCTTCTACTAATGTACGAGCAACTGCTGATGAACCATCGTGGAATATGTCGTTTGTAGTTCCGTCTGGAGCATTATCGTCTGCATACAATACTGCTTTAGATGTAAACACACCTGAAGCATTTGTATATAAACTTGGTGAAAGTTTTAATCCACCTTTTGATGTTGTTTTAATCCATACATCGCCTGCAGTGTTTGAAGATGGTGCTGAATAATGTGGAGCAAATGTTACGTCATCTGCAAATCCAGAATCCAATGCATCCCAACTACCGCCAACACCTTTGTAATATACAAATGATGTTGCTGATGTATCGTTTACAACTTCAACAAGATAGTCACCGTTGACTACTGTTGCTGTTGCTGCCGCTGCTGTAGAAACAACTTCTACAGTTGGTGTTTTTTCTGCCCATGATGAGCCGTCCCATTCAAATATTCCCCAACTAGCACCTGTTGGATTAACCCAATAAGTGTTATTTGCTGCAACACCTGTTGGTGCTGATGAACTTGGTCTAAGTTCAGTTAGATTAACATCAGCACGTACAATATACGCTGCTGAGCTTTGACCTAAAAATGAGTATGCTGCTAAAAGTCCATATTCGTTAGTTTCATCACCTTGCTGAACTGTACCGCTTACTTTATGGAAATCAATGTTTCCGAAGTATTGTGTAAGTTCTCTTTGTGAAGTAACTAGAATAGGTTTGTTTGATTGTGCAGACTTTGTGTATTTTGCAATGCCATCTGTTTCAGTTAGGGTAGGATCTGCCTTATCCTCACCAGTAGCAATGAATAACATAGGAACAGTTCCGGCTCCTGCTGGGCCGTATACTGATTCGTCTGTTACTGAAACCTGTACACCAGGTGAAGTAAGATTTGCCATGTTATAGCTCCTTTTCTATTATAGACTAATGCCTAAATTTACTATACATGTATTTATTTGATTTTGCTTAAA